GCACCTTTCAGCGCCAAAGCAGCCTGCGGGGGGAGCATCATCTTCGCCACTGGCGCGATCGTTTTAACAATCGGCGCAGCTTTGTTCCAGACACTCTTCGCAAATTTGAATGCAGTTCCGAGTCCATTCGCCTTGTTAGGCCAAAACATCGGGGTGTTGTCCATTGTGTTCTGCACGCGCTGCATGATCGCAAAGTCCACCGGGGTGTGAGACACCTTAGCGAACGCACGAAACTGGCTGCGCGGGTTGATGAAACATTGTGTCGTCAGGGTCCGACTAATCGTTGCCGAATAGACGGATTGAACCCCCTGCACAATGGACATGTTCATCTGAATACCTGTCCGGAAGGATTGACCAACCGAATCAGTCTGATAACCGGCAGAGGCCAAAGCCAAAGACGGCAAGATCTGGAGACTCGTGTAAGCCCCATTTTGGACCAAGCCAATCTGTGACCGGCCGTTCAGCACCACTCCTGGCGCCGAATTCTCCGGTTCTCCAACAAAAATTTCGTTCAAGCTAACGCCATAATCAGGCTCGTTGTCATCCCAATCCATCCTGTTCATCGTCAAGCACCCCTCTTTTGCCACACCCGTCCGCTGGTTGTTCAGCTTCGTTAACTCCGTCGTGGAGCCGACCGGCATCGATGCCTGTCTGCACACAGAGGGCAGAGTATAGGTGAAAGTGGCACCGGCGAGCGAATGTGAGTTCGCCCTCCGGGTGACGTACTGCGTCAACTTGCTGGGGACATCCCACGCGCCCTGAAAGAGCGCACCCTGTTGGGCAAGAGTGTTCGTATTGTCCTGGAGCTCCCAATTCGAGCCCAAAACACGCACACTATCATGTAGAACGTCCTCATCAAAATTCAGCGACACCACTTTGAGAGGTGCAACAGGACCAAGAACCCCTTTAGTCGAACTGGGAAAGGGGGAAGTGCCGGGTTTCATGACGTAAATCTTGAGACTACCGGCCGGAATCGACAAAGTCAATCCCGCTCCTGTCCAGGTCGTGGGGAGGGCGCCATCTGTGCCGAGCATGTCAAACAGTCCAGGCGAAGGAGCGGCCGAAACCGGTCCCTGGTCCAAACAGTAAAACATGTCAGCCGTAGTAGCACCCTTGTTTTCAAAGTTCCATTGTGTGATGTAG